TATTACATTGAGTTAGTATGAGCACTAATCACGCCTACTAACTAAACCCCTTTTCTTTTTAATTAAACACTTTCACGCAGTTTGAGATTCAATTCGGGGCGTGCTGGTCGACATGGCGAAAAAACGGTTTTTAAGGAAAACACCCTTATATATAACTCTCGAAAAAACATTATACAAATCTGGAAAAAATTTGAACCCTATTTAGGAATATACACTTATATATAAGCCTATTCAGGTGGCTTGTAATCCTGCTTGTCACTATTATTTATACCATCAGCAACCAAAGTACCCTGTATTCTGAACATACATGACATGAGTTCGGGGAGGTTAAACTTGGTTCCATTACCTTTATAATGCTCTCCATACTTTCTGCTGCATGCAATACATATGATATTCTCAAGGTCTTTACGACTTAGCGACATTCTTCACACTCCTCTGGGTTGACACAAACAGGGTTATGTTTGCCATCTCTTGTAGGATGAGTTGTGTTTCTACGTCTTTGTGTTCTAGTCATTATCGCATATCCTCCAGAGAGGCATTGTCTTCCATGCGATCTATCATGTCTACAAGGAGTTGCTTTATAACCTCACGCCTGTCGTCAGGCATCCATTCCTCATGTAATAATTTGAGAAGATCATCGATAGCTGTGCTCATATGAATCCCCTACATTGGTCGAATTTATAAACGTTTTACTGTTAAAGTACTCAAGTGTATTATCTTGTTTGTTTTCACGCCTAGCCATGACTATAAAAATGATTCCTAACGGAATCAAGAATCCTGTAAATATAAGGAATATTCCCCATTGTTCTTTGTCCCACATACTATTATATAACTAGCTTCAGTATTTATATCTAACCATGACCAATACCGTCAATGATTTCATTGATGTGCAGGTTCATTTTGCTTTTAAACATTTGAGCCTGTATTGATTTTCTTTCGTCTATTAGTTGTCTTTCTTCCTTGGCTATTTGCATAAGTCTAGTATGTATCTCATCTAATCTTGCGTTACCCACACTATATTTAAGTGTATGTATTATATAAAAATTATGTAGGTGGTTCCCTGTCTTTCTTTGCTTCCTCTATTTCCATCATTTTGTCTTCCATCAAAAATTGGAGTTTCCAGAAACTCTTTCTGCCTTGTTCAGATAGTCCTCTTTCTTCGACCTCATCATGCTTTGCATTGAACCACTTGAATATCTCAGTATAGTCCTCTAATTCCAATTCGACCATATTCAAGCAAAGTTTATATAATATATAAAGAACTCTATTTATATGACTAGTAAAAAATCCAAGCCTGTTGAACCTGAATTTGATATAGACAGTACGCCTGTAACTAGTGATGGAGAATGTCCTTGCATTGTTAAAGGTAGTAGAGATATATCATGTCACTTACATGGTGGTTAAATTAATTCGTAACTTTATCAACGGGTTGAAAAAATCATTTAGTGGAAAGGATTACCTTAGAGAAATCAACCAATGTGACAAATGTGGAAAGCCTAGCTTCTTTGACTCTTGTCTAAAATGTGAGACTGACGAAGCATATCGTGGATGGAACAAAAAACAGTTTGAAAGCTAATTGCCTACGTTAAAATGTCTCTCTAAATATAACAAACTCATGACACCACTCTTTAGAGTAACCTCAATTTTCTTGTAATAGTGAGACTCATACCTGTCCATTTTTTCTATGTCACTATCACTTACCTTGAATACCTCACCCCTTACAAAGTCACCCTCTGACTTTATGACAGTCGGATATGCACCAAGTACGCTATGAGTGTCCATAGTGTAATTTTCCAGTATGTCTTTTTTGCCCTCAATCTCATGACCTAGCACGTTTTGACGAAGTTTCTTGTTAAGCAAACTGCCATAGACAAAGATGTTTTTCATGTTTTGGTCTATTATGTATGATTATATAAAACTTGTGTAGGAAAAGGGTTGCTTCGCAACCGTGACAATAACTTTATATAATGTGACAAATATTGACATGTGTTATGGGATTCCGTAAATCTTTTGCAGGTGCGTTAAGTAGACTTAACCTAATAGAGAAATCCACCACGGAAACCACTACTAGACCTAGTGTTGCCCAGCCTTACATGAGTACCGATACAGGTGCTAAACTACCAATTTTCCCATTCCCACTCACCATGATTTATGAGTTGGCAGATAACATTGATGCTTTAAGAATACCTATTGAGACTTTGAACCGTGAAATGTTCAAGAACGGTTTCGAGGTTGTAGAGAAATGGAAGTACAAATGCAACAACTGTAGCAAGGAATTCCAATATGCACCTACTGCTGACAACCCTGACGAGCAGCCATTTGAGGCAAACGGAGACAATTACAACCTTGCACACCCACGCAAAAAGAAGGCAGTTACAGTACCAAAGGCAGAAGCATTGGTATGTGATACCTGTGGAAGTAATGACTTGGCTAGACCTGTACCAGAGCACAGAAAGACTTTGGAAAACTTGATGTTAGAGCCTGTAAACAGCAACCAGCAAACTTTGGAAGACGTAGCACGTCAGTTGGAACGTGACTTTGAGATAGCAGATAACGCATATTTGCTTTTGCTAAAGAACTACCACATAAACGATGCAACAGGCGAAATTAACACAGAGAAGACTGTGATTAAAGAGATGCTAAGAATTGAGCCACCACAGGTGGCAATGATTGCAGATAGTGACGGAAGAATTGGATATGACGACAAGCGAAACAAAATTTTCGTGTGTCCACGATTCGAGCATCGTGACGTTAGACTTACAGAGCCAAAATGTGACCGTTGTGGAGCACAGGCATTAAAGGCAATTATCGAGGTTAACTCAGTTTATTCTATCGGTATTCCACAGCCTAAGCGTGTTATTTATGGCGAAGGCGAAGTTATCTGGAAGGCAGGCAAGTACAAACCAAACCTTCTTTATGGATTTTCACCTATCTATTCCGTATGGAGCAAGGCTATGTCCCTCTCACATATGGATGAATATATCAGAAAATACTTTGACAAGATGCGACCACCAAGAGGTATGCTTGTTATATCCTCAAGAAACTATGAGACATTCAGAAAGTCATGGGATGTATTGGAACAAAAGGCACAGGAAGATCCTTACATGATTCACCCACTTTTGGTTGAAAATGACAAGGGTGGAAAGAATCCTGCACAATGGTTAGACTTTACTGGATCACTTAAGGAGTTGGAATTTATCGAAGTAAGAAAGGAATTAAGAATGATTATAGGAGCTGTCTATGGAGTATTGCCATTCTATTACGGTGAAACCCCTGCTGGATGGAGTCAGGAAGGACTTCAAGTAACAATTACAAACAGAGCAGTTCTATGGGGTCAGGACACATTAAAGAAGGCATTCTTTAGCAAGATTTCAAAGATGCTAAACATTGACGATTGGGAATTACAATTAAAGACTGGTGAGGAAACAGATAAACTCAGAGACTTGCAAACTGACGGAATCGAAATACAGAACATGATGCTGTTACAACAAATGGGCTTTGAGATTACAAGAACACATACAGGTGAGTTCAAGGTAGGAAAGGAAACTGCATTGACTCCAGAAATGATGTTTGGTATGGGTGCTATTAACGGTAATCAGAACGGTACAGGCAAAGGCGTACCAGCTCCACAGGAAAAGACACAGGCATTTGAAGGCGAACCAAACAACAATAGACCAAGTGACATTGGTGGTACTGGACAGGGAAGTCCTACAAGTGGAAGTTCAATGAGCAAGAAATCTGCATATCCAAAGGGAATTACCCCGTCAAACTTTGAAGTTGTAAAGAATACTTTGCAAACAGCAGTAGATTATGACTGGAAAAAGACAAAGACAGTTGAAGAACTAAGAAAGGCAACTGGAATGACAGTAAGAGATGCTAGAGACATTGTTGCAAGTGAATTTGAAGGTGTAAAGAGGTGGGAAGATGAGTGATAAATGTGAAGGTGACTCATGCAAGCCTAAAAAAGTTGTATTTTACGTTACAAGAGGATTTGTAGAGGAAGATGAGGAAGAAGAATGACTAAAAGATTCCATAAATGTGACGACAGTTGCAAACATACAGAAGAAAAACCAAAAGTTGTCAAAAAAACAGTAAAAAAACCTAAAGTAGTAAAAAAAGAAATCAAACCAGAGGTTGTCAATGTATATGCAAACAAGCCAAACCCAGCAAAAATAGAAGCAATTTGGAAAATTATAGATTTGGTTGATAAGATTGGAAATGAACATGAAACTAACAAAGTTTTAGAGAAAACACTTATAACTTTAAGAAAATTACAACAAGACATTGCCAACTGAACTAAATACTAACGAAAACTCAAACGATATGACCAAGAAGCTTTGGGAAAAGCATCAAGGTGACGAATATACTGCTGTAAACAACTACAAGGAAGGTGTTTGTCTTGGATGTATGAAGGTAGACGTTGCAGCAGCAACCATTGCAGATATTTGTGGTGATTGTGCTGGAAAAAAAGGTCGTGAGCCACTTTTGGCAAAGGTTTGTGACAAATATTACGGTCTTTGTTTCTTTTGTAACTCATACAAGTTCAATATTGAACAGGTAAATGGCAGATTTTGTAACACTTGTCACCGTAGAATAGCCAATATTACAAAGGAATACAACAAAAAAGGTGGCTTTATGAAGACAGATCCGTTCTGGGTTTCAATGCGTAAAAAACACGGAAAGGACTGGAAACAGATAATGGGTGGCTATAAAAAATCTAATCGGAAGTAATTTTTGTCAATGAATTTCTAAATTTTGCCCATTCAACCATGTTTGGAACTCTAAGATTTTCCTCTATCTTTGCAAGTAACTCGTTTGTCTTGGAAAGTTTCTCATCAATCTGTTCTAATCTTTCCTCTACTTCACCCAATACAAAGTCAAACTTCATTTTTTGTCTTCCAGTAAGAATATGATTCTGTTGTTTGTAAAGTCATAAAATCGTTTATCGTAGTTTACTTTGCTATATTTGTCACTCTTATTGGTAATACATCTACCTACTCGCATGGATAACAACGGTTTTCTTAACATTCTTGGAAAAAATTCCAAGTGTTGTCTCTTGTGATTGTATCTCATATCACCATACTGTACCAGTTTTTCATCACCGTTTTCCCATTCTTTTATGTTTCCTTGTCTAAAATGAACCAATGTGTTGCTTAATCTTGGCTGCTCCTTCTTGTCATTTGAGTTTGTTACTATCCATAAACTCTCTCCTTTGACATAAAGGTCAATAATTTTCATGACATATAACGGATCTTCTATGACATCCTTGTAAACCTTGTGAAATAAATCATCATTTTCAAAAATATAAATTGATGTAGCCATATTTTTTTCATAGCAATACTTATTTATAAAGGCTTGGTACAGATTATGATATGAGTGATCATACTTGTAAAAGGTGTGAAATCCCGAAATATGGTTACACAGATGGCACTCATTCAATATATCTTTGCTACAAATGTGGAAGATATGAGGGTATTAGTGGTGGTGATGAGGATTTTATTAAAGATATTAATGAAAATCCCATGATATTATTACATATGATTAAATCAAAAATGTTGGTTCCTATAAGTTAATTTATATACCTTACTATTATTATTAGTGTATGGAAATGTCTTCTATAATTGAAACTCTATTAATTGCAACGATATTAGGCATGGGTGGTGCTTTATATGGATTTTTTAGAAAAATGAATTCAACACAGAAGGATTTATGTGAAACTGTGGCTAGATTACAAAAAACATTGATTATTTTGGCAAAATCTGTAGATAGACAGTCAAACAGGTTACACCCAGATGAAGCAAATTCAGAACTAGATGATTTAGTAAAAGAGCTTCTAAGAGACAAATAATAAACCTTAAGTAATAGTTATTTCGGGAAAAAGTATGATTGATCCATTGTTAATCGCAACACTCTCCGTAATCGGAGGAGCAATCTTGAATACTGTCAGAGGATTCTTAGGATCTTCTGAGTCTACATATGACATCAAAAAATTCTTTGGTGCTCTTATCGTAGCAGTATTTGCAGGTATTGCAGTTGCACAAACTTTGAGTCTAGCAGGATTAGGAATTACAGAAACCGTATTAATTGGTCTATCTGTTGGTTTCTCAGTCGATTATGCTGTCTCAAAAGCCAAGAAAACTGCATAGTAAATTTTTAAGACCTTACTACGCTTTTCTCTCTATTTTTCTAAAACTTTATAAGTAATGTTCAAAACGAATATATAATGGAAAATGACATATTTTTCAACCAATTTGTGACAAAATCATTACATCCTATTGATGGTGCTCAAAGATTCTTTGAAGGTTATCTTACCGTTCAGGTCAAAGACAAGCAAGGAGAGATTACAATCGTTGACGAATTGATCAAGGTTCTTCCAATATGGATGGATAGAGGAGCACCAATTAGTGATACTCACAGTAATAGAATTATAGGTAAAGGTATAAGTTATGCTAAAACAATTTATAAAAATGCAGAAGGAATAGAATATCCAGCAATTAAAATTACAGGTAAGATACACAAAGACTATCATTTAGACAATGAAATCTGGGATAAAATTAAATCAGGAGAGTATAAAGGACTGTCATTTGGTGGTGCTACAAAGGCAAACAGAACACCAAAAGTCATGAAAGACGGTAGTGTTGCATACGAATTAAAATCATTAGAGCATTATGAGGT